GCATAGCACAATTCATGCCTGAAACTTGGCAACTTGTGGGCTATAAAAAAACCAGCAATGGATTCACACAAGTAGAAGCAGGGCTTGCGTATATTGAAAGAAAATATGGTGGCAATATATGTAAAGCACTCGGAAGTAATCTCGGAAGGGGGTGGTACTAATGGCTAATGAGGCAATCATCAGTGAATTAACTAATCATTTAATTGACGAACACTTTACTTGGTCAATAGAGGATTGCAAACCAGCAACCTTGCGTGATGGAATTAAGTGTGAAGTTATATTAAAAACCGTACTGGACTATATGATTGGAGCAGGGTATGTCAATGAAACCAAAGTATCATAAGATACTAAAAGAAAAACAAGCACCAAACGGAGCAACAAACTATACCTTGCAGTACAACTCTGAACTGTTTAAACAAGGTGCATGTGTTGGCATTAATACTGAACTGTTCTATCCTGTAGAGGAAAGAGAAAACCCCGACTACATAATAAAGAAACTGTGTGGTCAGTGCCCAATACAGGTGGAGTGTTTAGAGTGGGGGTTAGCACATGAGGTATTTGGAACATGGGGTGGAGCAACCGCCAAGGCACGAAAAGCAATGAGAAGAAAATTAGGTTGGACAGTTAGTGAAATCACACTGTATCCGACACGAGAGGAGTTGAACATAGCCTGATATGTACGATACACTTCCCTACGAGGCACTCACCTAGGTTCCAGTCCCGATGGTGGGTGCCTTCTAAATTTTATACACATTATGCATCAATGCAAATACTTCATTAGATAAGTCATCTAAACTTCCATTGTTATATATTGCATGGTCAAACAAATAATTATCCATGGCATGTTCACTTGCATGTGAATTAACAGCGCTATGACTACGCCTGTTTATGCGCCATATCTTACCGCCTTGTTCCTTGATAGCATCGGCTTCATTAGGAAAGCGCACATCAGAGAACACAACCCGCTCATATCCATCGGCTCGTTTAAACGCTTGCTCAATCCAAAAGTTTTCTCCGAATAAATTACGCCCAACTTCTGTGCCAAACACCTGTAATAATCTACGCAGTTCAGGATTAGACTTGGCTACATCCCAACCATAATCCTCAACCTCATCACTGACACGAATCTTTTCATCAAGGTATGGGTTCAATGTATAAATAGCATCACGAATAGGTAAGGCAAAGGAGATGCGTTTAAATTGATAGTTTAAACAAAGCAACTCAGCAACTGTATCTTTACCACTTCTTGCATAGCCACTTAATCCGATAATCAATTTATACCCAAACTAATAAATATCTCTAACACTAACTTATAGAACTCTAAATCAAGGAGCATCATCTGTAACTCCAGTAATATAGATTGCATTTAGTCCCCTTTTTCTTCTTGGTTTCTTATCTCTGCTTGTGCTTCTGCATTGCTACGAACACGCCTGCGCCCACGCCAAACAGGTGGCTCACCACCTAATCTATCCTGCAACTTATCTAAAGCACGCTTGACACGCTTGCGTATGGCTTCATCACTTGCACCATAAGTTTCAGCCAGTGCAGCAAAATCCATACCACCCTGTGCATAACGCATACGGAGCAAGTCTTTATCGTTCTTGTTTAAACGGTCTAAACCAAAAGCAATATCTGATAACAAGGCTAAACGATTACCACCTTCTGATGGCTTGCTTGTGTGTGAGATAAACTCCTGCGACATATCAGGTGTATCAACCCAACCAACATGCTCCCATACATCAGGTAATAACTCATGCAGTACTTGATGGGTATAGTAAAAAGAATCTGACATTGGCGAACGAGAGTATCTTGAGCGCTCTTTAGCCACATACTTTTGTGCTTCATTGTAAAAAGTTCTGCGTAATTTATATTTTAAACTTTCTTCCTTCTGCCACTGTTCAATCTTATGCCAGTGTTCTAGTGCCCATAAGGACATGTGCTGGTATAAATCATCAGTGCTTACAAGTCCACGATGGATGCGATTAGAACGGCTTGCCACCTGTCGGGCTATACTATAAATGGTTTCCCAAATTTTATCTTGTTCATCCATCTTTAGTTTCTACCTTCTCGTTCTTTAGTTTACGCATTGCCATAAGTAAATCATCAACGGTTATGAGATAACCCTTACTTTTATTAGGAGGAATTTCACAAGTTATCTCACGACCAAACTCTTTAATTGCATAAAGTACATGTGATGTTGGAACTAGAAGCACGCCCTGTTCTAAAACAAATGCCCAGTACTCCGCCTCAGTGACCATTACGCCCGATGGTTCCCATGATTGGGATTTCATATACCAACACTCAACTTCTATATATAGGTTGTTAGTGACCCACCATTTTCTATCTCGTTTAACTTCAACCTTTTTACCTTGAGTAAGTAGTTCCTCAACTAACTGCTCACCCTTGCGCCCATAGCCAAAGTCTAAATCAAACGCTGAATTTTTAACCAAGGCTAGATACCCACTCGTCTGCGTAATCCATCTGCTCCTTCGGTTAGGAATACATCATTAACATCTTGATTATCGGGCATGAATACAGGAAACACATTATCTAGTTCACGGCTAATTGTCTTAGCCATTTCCCTGCCAGCATTATCACCATCACAAAACAACATAATCTTATCCCAACCATCTAGCACTCTTGAGTAGTATGGTTTCCAGTTGTTGGCACCAGGCAAACCAACTGCAGTAAAGCCAACTTGAGTTGCAATGATGGTATCAATTTCACCTTCACAAACAACTAACATGCTACTGTCTTGAGTCAAAGCACCAATGTTATAGATGTGAGTGGTAGCACCAGGGCGAGAAAGATACTTCGGTCCACTATCATTGTTTAAACTACGGAAGCGAATATCAATTACACCTGATGGTGTTAAATATGGAATTGCTAACTTACCTTGATATAACTCATGTCCTGTTTCAGGATTCGCCACGAAGCCGAGGCGGAACATACGAGCCGTTGCTTCTGTTATACCGCGACTCGCTAGATATGGAAGCGCCTCTCCTAGGTTTCTTTCGTAGTTCTCTGTTGCCCTCGCCAGTAATTCCCTCTGCGATTTTGAGAGCCTCACCATAATTAACTCCTTCTCGTTTCATAATAATTGAATAAACATCACCAGCCATGTCGCAAGCAAAACATCTAAAACCACCGTTATCAATGTTTAAACGAGCAGACTTTACATGGTCATTGTGAAATGAACATCTAACTGACATCCATCCACCACGATTTGCTGGAATCGTAAAACCATAATGTTGCAGTACTTTTACTATGTCGTGCTTAGAGGTTGGGGAGGACATCACTGAGCCTCTGAACGACATACGCTTCTCCTATTCCTTTATTGCTTGCCTTGATTATTACTAAAGGTGTTGGTTTAACCTTTAATTTTTTTTGATTCATATAATTTTCTGCTTCAGTATCAGCCTCACGCAACCAACCCGATAGGTCAATGCGACCATCGCGCCTTGGAGCCTTAGCCTCTACAACATAGGAGCCGTTAACTCCTGGCACATAAGCATCACCAACATCATTACGCCCTGAACGCGGTAAGCGTTGTGCGTTTAAACCATTGGACATAAACCAATCCACCAGTTCTATTTCAAAGTGTGCACCTCTACGCTTGTTGCTCTTTTGCTGACTCACGCTCTCTCCTTTCCGATAACTCAACTGCTCCCCAATAAAGATTGTAATATGCATCATCAAATGCAAATCGCTTCATGTGCTTGGCTATCACGCCAGTATGAGCATAGATAGGAATACCTGACTGTTTAACTTTACGGAAGAAGGCAATGTCCTCACCAATAAACTTTTCGCCTCGTTCATTACTTTCACCAAACCAAAAGTCATCAGGAAACTTTTCATTTAATGCTTTCAATACACTCTTATGCATTAAAACCAAACCCATACCAGCATTATCAACTTTAACTACTTGGTTTTTAGGCAATGGATGTAGGTATTGAACCTCGTACTGATTGCCAGTTTCATTAAATACACATGGCATAGGTTGCATCAATGAACCTTCCATCTGTTTAGATATAAAGTAAACGCCACTTACTACGGGGCGAGCAACCTTATCTGCTGTATCCCATAGGGTCTTAAGCATCTCTTGTGTTAATACGATGTCAGAGTCAACCCATAATGCCCAGTCAGTGCCAACCTTTTGCCACATTTCAATGGCTGCTTGGCGCTGTCTTGCTATCTGATTACCTTGTACACGAATAGCATTGTTAATTGGTACACCGTATGTATGTGCATGTATCAGTGTATAAACTAAACCTTCTGTGAACTTACCATCTGTAGTGCCATTGTCACACCAAATTATAGATAGTGTTTCTTTATTACTGTGTGCCATTACGCCTACTTTCTAATTGGTCTATCACCAACATTGCATGTTCTGCTAGTTGTTTAAACGACTGACTCATTAATTCAAGTCGTTCGGCAATTTCTTCTCGGCAATCTTCTCCGTGTTGTTCTTTGAGATGTATAGCAAGTTGACCCACATAGTCAGCAAACTGGACTGCTTCAATCCAGATGGCGGAAGGGTTGAAGATTCTATCTGTCGCTTCATCAATATGTTCCACAAACTCTGGAAGTTCATTGAGTAGAGTTTCCTTCATCGCTTGTGGTAGTTCCGATTCCAGTATCGCTTTCTCCACCATCTTCGGGGTGACCGAGGGTTTCTCCAGCATATAATTTGTCATGTTCACTTTGAGTAAGGTCTTTAAATTCTTTTTTTTCCGTTTCTTGCCAAACATAAGTTCTCCATCCCACTGTCCAAGTAAAATTTTTCGGTATAAATTGCAACTGTTTTTTCATATCTTCAAGCAGTGGTTCGGTTGGAACAACTACACTTTCACTATTTGGCGAGCCAACTAAGTCGCCCATGTTTTCTACTAATCTTAATTCCCAAGTCATGTTGTAACTGCATCCTTAATCTGCATACTTGCAGGGTCGTAAGATAACCAAACTGGTGAAGCACCATTGGCATCTGCTGGTCCATATCTATTCTTAACAGCGCACACACCCATAGAAGCAATCTGTCCAAATACCGTAAGTATCAGAGAAGGAGTCTGTGCAATTTTCCCATGCAGTGATGAGCGTGGTGGACATGGGTTACCAGTAACGCCCTCGCTAGTGTGGTGACAGACAACCACAGCAGCACCAGTATCCCGTGCCCACCATTTGAGTTCACGCATGAGGGTGCGTAGCCCACCCCACTCATCTTGTCCATCTAGCGTGACATCAACCGCATTATCAAGAACTATAAGTTCAACATCTTTACCAGTGCGTTCTCTTGCTGCAAGAATTGCATCTTCAATATCTTTTAATGTTGGTGCAGAATCAAACTCCCACATAATATGGTCTGCAGGTTTTAACATCTGCGCTGCCCACTCTCTATCTGCTTCCATCATAGGTTCAACCTCTGCTTGTGTTCTGTTAGTTAACATGGCAAGCAAACGCAAACTCATAGTATGAGAGTGTGTATCAGCAGATATATAAAGTGTTGGCACTTGTGCATGTACAGCAAGTGATAAGGCAAAGGTAGATTTACCAGCACCTGGTGGTCCTGCAACCATGCTAACTTCGCCTCGCCTAAATGCTATCTGTTGCTCCATCAGGGAGCGCCACACTGTTGGAAGCGTGGCACCACCCTGAGAAGCAGTCCTGATTGCGCGAGAAAGTAAGCGCATTTGCTATGCAGGAACCTTGTTTTGGCAAGCCTGACCCTGTGGTTTAGGGCAAGCATAAAATGCCTTGTAAGGGCGACCAGTAGATTTAGCAATACCTGCTGGTACAAAACGCATGGCTCCTCCACCACACGCACAATCAGGTGCACCTGCTGGTGCTGCTGTTGTAGGTGTAGATGGTGAACTAACTGCTTGTGCTTGAGGGAAGGCGTTCTTTACGACAGCCATACTCTCAGTTGTTTTTTCCAAATCAATTAACGCAGCAAGGCGT